CAGACCTATCAGCAAGACTAGAAAGTCTCAGCTCATTCGCCACCGAGGCTACAATAGCCGCTATTGGAAAGATTATCCCGGTTCCCATTAGTGGTACGCTCCCCCTGCTGTAGCTGCTGTTAGATTACGGTTAGCTGCAGTTGTTGAATCTCTGATAGACTCCTTGACAAAGTCACTCCACTTATCTTCTGGTAGAGCATGGGGCACGTTGATCGTGACTTGACTAATGTTAACGTCACCACCTCGACCACTATTAGCCTGGTTCTCAGCGTAGTATTGCATGATTTTATCTACGTAATCTTGAGTTTCTTTAATCTTAGGAATTCTATGGTGTTTATCCACTCTTCCCATACCGGCATTATACGCCGCAAGAGCAAGTTTCGTGTCTCCATGATACCTTTTCAGGAGATCTGATAGATACTTAGCTCCACCTTCTAAACTCTCTTCAGGGTCATAGGGATGCTTTACCTTTAGATCCTCTGCTGTATCAGGCATTAACTGAGCTAAACCCTTCGCTCCAACTGGACTAGTAGCGTGCGGATCGAATTGACTTTCTTTTCTGATAAGAGCCGCAAATAAGTTCGGATCTATTCCATGCCTATTCGCTGCGTCAGTAATCTCCTTGACTAGTTCAGGAGTTAAACGCTTGTCCAGTCTCTTTTGACCGGTAAGCCATGGAGTATCTCCATGAGCTACGTGCTTACTATCAATTTCTTTGTGCTTCGGATGTCTTGTAGTCTTCGGCTGGTCGTACTCAGGAGTCTTCTCTGTGGGAATTAAATTCCCGTTCTCGACATTGGGAGCCAAGTCCATCAACGGATTACTAGGAGCACCAACTCTTGGAATAGCGCTCTGCGGCCCGGTCTCTGTCTCAGGATCGTAAAGACCAACAGGACCTTGTACTAGAGGCTTCTCTTCTTCCTCATCTTTCTTAGTAGGCTTGTGACGGTTCTCGACAATCCCGTGCTCATAGTTGTACTGCTCTTTCATGAACTTACGAATGCCGGCGAAGTCGGGATTATCGTTTACAGCACCTTCGCCTGAGAAGAAGTCCTTGATGTCTCTAGTACCTTTGTCATCTTCTTCATTAGCTTTGTCGCGAAGTCTATCTCGTTCCTTGAAGTCTCCCTTCATGAAAGCTTTAAGGGCACCAAAATGATCGGCTGCTGAGTTGATCTCGTGAATCACAGCCTTCATGATTACTTGAATACCTAGAGCACCTTCAGCAAAGACATCAATCCAGTCCTTGGTGGCTTTCCCAAGGTTCTCCATACTGAACTCAGTGTCTTTTATAGACTCATCACCAGTCAACACACCAGTGAGATAGGAGAAACTTCCAGCCGCGCTCTTTATAACTCCGCCGAAATCCTCGACTACGATTAAGGCTTCTTTCCATACCGGAATGATATGATCAGAAATGACATCAGCCCAATGAGGAAGATTTTCCTTTATCCACTTATTGAGATTAAAGAGCTTGTTAGCAAAATCACCAGTACCGAATCCAAGCTTCTCGAAGAGAGAAGAAATAACGCCCATCTGGAGAGTGTCTAAGAGAATCTTAAACTTAGAATACTCCATCCGTATGTCACGGATACCGATCATGCTCTTCTCGAAACCAGGACCTAAACCTTTTCCAACCTCCATGCTGAAGTTGTAGAGCTCGTGAAATCTTTTATTGAGCTCAGGGTCATATGTAACTTCGTCCAGCGTCGCGCCCAAAGCATCAAGAGATTGCTGCATTGCTCTGGCGTTCTCTTTGGTCATCAACATCCGCATTCCAAAGAGGCGGTATTGCTGATCTGCTTGAGCGGTCTTATCTGCTACGCTTATGATGCCGAGACCTACAGCCGCAAGACTAGCTGCTATAACAGCATCCATCTTGACAAACGTAACAGCTGTATTTTGTGCAAAGGATGTAACACTTCTCTCAGATCCAGTTACAGCGACATCGAACTTTCTGAACGAGTTCGTGTCTACCATCGCGCCTAGGGATATGAGATAAGAATCAAGGATGTTAGGCATTCCGTCTTCTCCTCTCGTCGTCCTCGGCGGCTCTGGCACGGTTCTCAGCTATAACATCCATCATTTCTAGGATGTCCAACAAGTCGTCCACTATGTAAGTTCCGTCGAACGTTTCATGGAGCTTCCATAGTCCAGCCTCTACCGGTCTCATTAACATGTGGTCTAGAGTCGGGTAGTATACTGGGTCCCAGGCTACGCTCCTTGATTCGAGGACGGAACGGTCGACTTGTTGTCTCCTAAAAAAGGCTGTATATTGAAGAGAAGACACAACGTCGTTAGGTTCAAGACTGCTTTAGGATCTGACTCCAGATTCTTATCAGCCCACATTCCATTAGGACCCATGATTCCTATGGGCACTAACATTCCTTCACCTTGTTCCAAGCGGTCGACGTTCTTCAAAGCATAACCCTGAAGTTCATCGAACTGTTCGCGCGTGCAGTGACCGAACGCATCGAGAATGTTCTCCTCAGCTTTAGCAGCTAACGTAGCAAACACGTAGCATGCGAGACGAGGATCCATTTTCTTAATCCGGTACATTGCACCTTCTACCTCAACGTCTTTATACGTCACGCGGGCTTCCACTTGGAATGCTCCTTTCTAGAGCGGTTTGGAATTAGTCACTTACGACGTTAGCGGCCATCAAGCGCCAGGTTACTGAAGCACCAGCAGGTCCGTAGGACTTGTCTGGAACCTTCAGAGGAGATATTCCGGTGAGAGTGTGACGAGCTCCGGACAACGTGTCCAGAATCCTGAGAGAAGCCGCTGCGAAATTAGCTGCTCCACCAGTTTCGCTCTGAGTGAACTTGGTGTTAGCCCACTGAATGAGGAACAGATTAAGGGTGCTGTTCTGCTGGCACTCAATCTCCGCCGCTCCCGAAGCACCTGCAACGTAGCTCACCATGACTGTGCCATCAGCAGCAGTATCGTGAACCGTTCTGTCGGTAGCGTTGAAGATCGTAATGTGCTTCATTCCCTCTTGTCCTGCAAAAGGAAACACCCCAGTGTCCGGGTCAGCGAAAGCCCCGACGATTGCTTTGAAGGCGTAAGTTGTAGCCATTGTTATTCCTTTCAATACCTACAGCAATAATCATTTTGGGTGATTACCGAGGTCACTTTAGAGATATCTTAGAGACCCAAGGGAATCATGTGCAAACCAGGGATGAGTATACAATCATTCGAGGTTTGCACACAATCTCTAAGATTTCTAAACTATACCTGTACGAGAACCTCTACAGTGACGAAGTGAACCGCTCCAGCCTGGATGATAGCGAGGTAAATTGGAGGAGCTACTCGTGCGGCGATCTGTGCAGGAGAAAGAGTTTTGTACAGAGGAGAAACCGCGGTGTAACCAGTCGGGAACGTCTGTCCGGTCGTGACTTGTCCGATGATGTTCTGACCGCGCCATGTGCCAGGTGCGATGAATCCCGTGTTCGCAGCCTGATTCGCAGCACGTTCTACAGCCTGGATAAGCATCTGCTGACCAGAATCCGTCTGAGGTACCTTCGGGACCGATGTCAAGACGTTCATTATCTCGGTCTGAATATTCGCAGCCAAGATATCGAGCCCCATGACTTGATCAAAGAAGACTCCCTCTGACATCATCGTGCCTTGCTCCAGAACATTATACGCATTACCGTAGTTCAGGAACAAGTTGCCGTTCGGACCTTGTGACGGTACCTGACCTTCGATGTTCTGAATCTGACCGATTGTAAGACCAGGTTCTGTGTACACTCCGACCAGAGGAACTCCGCCGCTGAACTTCATCGTGTACGAGGAGTTGGCCAACTGAGTGTTGGAAGCCATCGCCTGTCCAATGACCGAAGCAACGAAGTAGATCTGATTAGGAGCAAGAACTCCCTGTGTGGTCGCGTACTGCATCCAGCACCGTTTGTTGCTTGTTCCGTAAATCGTGTGCAGAACGTTCGGGATTACACCATCACGAGCATCAGGAGAATCGGTCGTACCGAAGTACATTGTTCCGACCTGCGATGCGGTCCATGCTGCGATCTCAACGTGATCCGCGTCCTTTGCTCCGGCAACCATTCCAGCGTACCAGTCGCTTGAAACTGCTCGGCACTGTTGGAAAGCAATCAGAGCAGACTCACCAATCGCGGTGATGTCTACTGTAAGATCGACACCATCACCATCAGTCGTGGTAACGGCTCCGATAGCTGTGTGATAAGCCGTTCCAGCACTGTAAACAGTGAGACTCATCACGTCGCCGAGGGGACCAACCGTAGCAACTCGCAGAATTCCGTTAGTCGCTCCAGCCTGAGAGACATTGACCATGTCGCCGACTTTGTAATCGGTACCAGGACTGCCAGCAGACGGAACTACAGTCTTAAGAGCAGTACCATCTTGACGACCAATTTGAATGGCACTCGGTT